TGCGGAATGCGCACCCACACACCGGGGCCGTGGGCTGTTCACCCTCAAGCATTGATGGCGGTGCATCAGCCTGAGTTGGTGTGCTGGATACCGCAAAACAAAGAAGATGCTCAACTAATCGCAGCCGCGCCTGATCTGCTGGAAGCGCTGAAAGAAGCGCTTGCTGTGTGTATTTGGCCGGGCAGCGTGATTAGTGATGTGTCAATAGGGCCTGCAACAGGTACACTACTACCACCACCTCGCAGCCCTATTTGCAGTTCGGATGTGACATTTGCTATGAACACAGCAAGGCTCCTTATGCGGCAGTCTGGCCGTAGATGCTGAACGTGCCCCATGCCGTTGAGAGCAGCGTGATAGTTGCGTACTGCTGCGCGGTCTTCAAAGCAGTATCAGGCAGAATCAGTGCACCATCAGCAGCAACAACCGACGCCTGTGAGGCACCTGCTTGACGGACACCAACAGAGAAGCCTTCAGGCATAGGCCCACAGCTAACGACTGTTCCGATAGAGCAGTCTAGCACCTTGCCATGATCAGCAAGGACGAGTGTATAGGTGGGAGAACTTATGGGCTTGATGTCTGTCGCCTCTGCAATGCGTGAGGGTGCACCTCTCAAGCAGGAGGACAACTACGAGAAGATGTATCAGGTCATCAGCGATGACAAGATCCCAATCAGCAAGATTGCTGGTAAGCTGTGGCAGTCTCGCAGAGATCAATCAAAGAAGGTACAGGAGAACAGCGGTGCGCGTGATGCTTGGGACGAGGCAATCCGTTACTATCGCAACGATCAGTCGAAGGGGCGCTCAGATAGTATTGCTGGCGGACGGCTTTCTCGACGCGTATCAGACACCAGTGGTAATCACACCGAGACTGAGAACATTGTTTTCTCGAACGTCTCAGCACTGGTGCCTGCTCTCTATGCCAAGAACCCTGACTGTGAGATCAGTTGGAACAAGCCAGAGAATGAAGACATCGCGCCTGTCATCGAGAAGCTTATCGATGTGTTGGCGATCCGCAAGACGTCGCCCGGCATCAACCTGAAGCCGAAGATCCGTCGCGGTGTGGTGACTGCTACGCTGACGAATGAGTGCTACTTCGAAGTGGGATGGACTCCGAGAGAGGCATCGCGAGAGAAGGCGCTTGCAGAGTTGGCACAGATCAGCGACAAGTTGGCGAAGGCTAAAGAGCAGAAGGAGATCATGGAACTCGAAGGACAGCTTCTCGCCATTGAGCAGAAGGTGGACTTACTGCGCCCCGCCGGTCCGTGGGTCAAGTTCCGTGCGCCTCAAGATGTGCTGTTTGATACTGATAGCGTCGAGCCAGACCACAGTGACGCGAACTGGTGGATGGTTACGGAGTTGATGAGTACTGAACTCATTCGTGCCATGTATGGTAAGAAGGATGAGGATGGTAACTACAAGAGCATCTATCAGCCTACGCATGTGCTGAAAGCTGGCCATGGTGTTGAGGAAGGGCATGAAGAAGGAAATCCTTCACTCTTTGCCTACAGCAACAACAAGAGCGGAGAAGCGTACGGCTACACCAACGAGGACAGCTACAAGCGAGGATGCCGTACCCGTGTGTGGTGGGTGTGGGATAAGACATGTCGTCGTCTGTATCTGTACAATGATGCCGATTGGTCGTGGCCTATCTGGGTCTGGAATGATCCGTACCGTCTACCGAACTTTGTGCCCATCGTGCCTCTCATCTTCTACACCGATCCAATCAACCAGTACGCACGTGCAGAGGTGAGTTACTATCTTGATCAGCAGGATGCCATCAATGACATCAACAGCGAGATCAAGAAGATCAGAGACTACGCTGGTGGCAAGTATGTCTACAACAAGAACGTCATCAAGGATAAGAACCTTGTACAAGCCTTCATTGACGGTGGTAACGATGAGCGCGTGTTGGGTATTGATGCTGATCCTAATATCGATCTGAGCAAAGCCATCACTGCGCTACTGCCTCCTAGTGCTGGCGTGTTGCAGGTGTTTGATAAGGCACCGCAGCTAGCAGCGATCGATCGTATCTCGTCTGTGACCAATGTTATGCGTGGCGCTGAGTTCAAGACGAACACCACGAACAAGGCTATCGAGACGTATGAGTCTCAGACACAGACGCGTCTCGACGAGAAGATGGACTGCATCGAGGAGTGCATCGGCGACATCCTTCAGCTCGTGACGTTCATGTGCTTGCAGTTCATGGACGCACAGACTGTTGCGAACCTCATCGGACAAGAGGCAGGCAGCAAATGGGTCAACATGTCGCCGGAGGAGATTGTCACTAATCTCTCGCTGCGTGTCACTGGTGGCTCTACGCTCAAGCCGACATCTCGTGCGAAGAAGGAAGGTGCTACTCAGCTTGCACAGATCCTCGGACAGTTCGCTAGTGCGACGCCGTTGGCTGTGTATTTCGCTATGAAGATTCTAGCTCGTGCGTTCAGTGATGACATGAACATCAGTGACGATGAGTGGAAGCTGTTGCTCAAGTCGCTAGAACAGGCGATAGGAGGCCAAGGTGCAGCACCAGGAGGACCAGAAGCAGGCGCAACAGCGGGAGGTCCTGCGCCAGATGGAGGACAGCCAGCGCAAGGTGGAGGAGGAGATCCGCTTGCGATGCTTGCAGAGTTCATCGATAAGCTCCCGCCAGACGGCAAGGCGCTACTCGGAGAGTCAATCAAACGAGGAATGCCTATTCAAGAAGCAGTTGCAAGAACCGTAGAAGCTGCTAAGCAGGAAGCCGCACAACGCGGTAACGGAAGACCCACAACCCAGTAATGGAGAAAGACTATGCCCGGTACTGACGACGAGATCCTGTCGAACATTGAGAAGAACAGCGGTGATTCATTCTCCGCAACGCCTGAGCCTGTAGCTGATACGCAACCTGCTGCCGACACTGGTGGTGGCACTCCTACAGCGAAAGGTGGACAGCCTGCAACACAGACTGCACCTCCTCCTGCTCCTCAGCCGCCTGTGCAGACAGAGGAACAGAAGGCAGAAGCAGAACGCCAGCGTGCGCAGAGGAACGAGAAAGGTGATCTCGTCGATGCGAACGGCAACGTCATCGCGCGTCATGGCTCTGAGCGCAGACTATACCAGAACCTTGAACGCACACGTGCTGAGTTGGAACAGGTTCGTAAGGAACTGACTGACTATAAGGCGCTTGATGGTGTGCCTGCACGTCTTGGACTGTCGCGTGAAGATGTAGCAGAGGGTCTTACTCTCACAGCGTCGTTCAATCGTGATCCGGTCGGTACTGCGCAGACTATACTTGCCAAGGCGTTGGCTTTGGGGCATAGTCTCGAAGACATCGTTGGCGAAGCAGGTCGCGGTACAATCCAGACCAACGCTCTACGCTCAATGATTGACGAACGCTTAGCGCCTATTACGCAGGCGACTGAGCGACAGAAGCAACAAGAGACCCTTAGCAATGAAGTTGCTAAGGAGATGACTGAGTTCTCCGAAAGCTACCCGGATGCTCTTATTCATCAGGACGTGATTGCGTCTATGATGAACGAAGATCCGAGACAGGACAGGCCATTCATTCTTGCAGAACGTGCTGTTTATCGTCTGCGTGAGTGGTGCCAGAAGAACGGATTTGACTACAGCCAACCGCTGAAACCGCAAGTGCTAGCTCGTCAGCAAGGCGCGAACAATCCACCGCCTGCACAGCAACAGCCTCCGCAGCAGCGTGTCCAAACACCGCAACCTCCCGCTATGCCTAACGGACGCGGGAATGGGGCCGGTCCCTCGGTTGTTGAACATGTCGCGCCACTGCCTGCATCCTCGTCATGGAACTCCATCTTGGAGCAGGTTAAACAGGAGCTTGGAGGCTTCAACTAATGGCCACTCTTTCTACTGTCATCAACTCGACGCTCGTTAAGTCGCGTGGGAAGCTGATTCTCGCGGCGATGAAGTCCAACGCACTCATGGCGTGGGCCTTCGCTAACGATCGTGTCGAGTACGAGCCGGGCGGTTATAACATCCGCAATCCGCTCACCATCGGACGCAATCCGAACATCACGACGTATGAGTACTACGATACGCTGCCTGTGGCGCAGACGGATGAGTTTACTACCGTCGAATACACGTGGTCGCGTGTTGCTGGTTCCGTCATCATCTCCGAGCAGGAGGAAGACGAGAACAAAGGCGATCATGCCATCTTCAAGCTGATGAAGGCAAAGATGGAGGTGCTTGAGGAAAGCATCAAGGAGAAGTTCAGTGAGTACCTGTATGGTGCTGGCACTGGTACCAATCCTCTCGGTCTCGCTGCACTGATCCCCGACGATCCTACCACCGGCACTCTCGGCGGCATCAACCGTGCGACGCAGCCGCAGTGGCGTTCGTCTTCGTATGACTTCGCTGGTGGTCTCGACTCTACGACCATCGAAGAGGCGTACGACGACATCCTCATGGATCTCACCATGAAGGGTGACAAGCCGACTGTGATCTTCGCGGGCCGCAATCAGTATCGCATGTACCGTGCTGCGGTGCGTGACAAGCTGGTCATCAATCTCGGTGAGATTGGTGGTGGCGGTGGTAAGAAGATGGTCGATCTCGGGTTCGCCGGTGTGGCGCATCAGGGCGTTCCGATCCTCTTCGACGAAGACTGCCCGGTCGATCGCGCGTACTTCATCAATGACAAGTACCTGCGTCTGCACATCCTCAAGGGTGTCAATATGCGCGTGAAGGAACTGTCCTCGCCGTGGAACATGGATGCTCATGGTTCGCGTGTCGTGTGGCAGGGCCAGTGGTGCTGGTGGAAGGCGTACCGCACTCATGCCGTCGTCAACGACTGAGGTGATTCATGGCTGAGTATCGCGGATACAACCAACCCAACGCTCCTAGGCCCGCATTCGTTGTCGAAGAACTCGATGGCGAAGTCGAGGTGCAGACTGTTCGTCGCGAGAAGGTTGACGAGAAAGTCAGTGCCTTCGTGTACGAGACGCGCAGGGAGCCCGCAGGCTACATGGTGAAGTTCCCGAAGGGGCACAGCATCCGTGTAGGCACGTACGCAGAACTCAAGCGCATGGGGTTCGCTGATCCCGTGCCTGTCATCAACGATGAAGGCGATGAGGTGGGTATGCTGCCCAATCCTGTGCGTCGCGCTAAGGAGAAGGTCTAATGGCTAGGCAGGTTGAGCAGTATTTCCCGCAGCGCGTGAGTGAATACGTCCCTAACATGGCGTTTCACAGCGACGTGCGGAATGATGGACAGTATGCTACTAACCTTGGCATTCCTGCCGCGCTGAATGCTACTGGCATTCTGTCGGCTCAGAGTGTGTCTGCTGGTGGCTCTGCGTCATCGTTCGCTGCGGCGTATAATGCGGCGCTCGAAGCTACTATGAGTCGTTTCGGGCGCAACGTCACTGTTGTGCTGTCTGGTGCCGGCACTGGCAACGTGATTATCTCGGGACGCGATTATCTCAATCAGGCGATGAGCGAGACGATTGCGTTGAACGGCAACACTCCTGTGCTTGGCGTCAAGGCGTTCAAGTACGTGGATCTTGTCACGTGGCCCACGGTTGGTGCTGTCACTATGAACGTCGGTTGGGGCAATGCTCTCGGTCTGCCCTTCCGCACTATGCGTCTAGACACTGAACTCGTTGCTGGCGCGGTGCCCGGTAACGCTGGCTCCATTGTCGCTGGAGCGTTGAGCAGCGTCACTCAGACAGCTACTACTGCTGATCCGCGTGGTACGTACATTCCGCACTCGTCTTTCCTCCCGAATGCGAGCAGGACGTACGAACTGATCTGCATTGGCGATATCAACAACCTCCACGGCAACGCGCACTTCGGCTCGTGACGACAACTGACCCTGCGGACACACGTTCGCAGGGTCATTTTGCTGTGGGGAGATGAAATGACTGCCTTCAACACGATTGTGCAGAACGTTCTTATTCGCCTGAGCATGTACTCGGGCCTCGACTCGCAGACATATGGCCAAGGGCCTATCGAACTCATCGTCAGAGACACATTCGACGACTGCTTCAACAAGTTCTGGTGGGCAGCATACACCACATTCGGTGAGGTGATGACGTTAGACGGTGCTACAGGCGTCGTCACGACTGATCTCACGAACAAGATTCGACGGTTTGGTGACATTCACAGCGTTTACTACGAACAGACGAACCGTCCATTGCCTGTTGCACCAGTAAACACCAATCAATCACAGATCCGCGCACGCAGCTTGCAGCCTATCACTGGCGAGAAGATATTCCGCGTCATTCCTGTCACCACGACAGGTGTTGTATCTGTGAATTATCGCACTTATCCCCTCGCATTCGACGATGATACCGAGATTCTGCTCGATAGTGGGATGCTTGAGTTCGGTGCATGTGCTGCATACCTCGAAGACGATGCTTCGAACCCCGCAGCAGCCGACAAATATCGTGCTATGTACGATCAACGCTTCAATCAGCTCACAAACAACGAGAATCAGTTCGGTCACTCGATGAATAGTAGCACGCAGCTTGGTCTATTTGAGTGGACTGATGCATAATGGCTCGTAGAGCACAGCGCAGGGCGCCTCCTCAGCTAAAAGAGACCACCGTTCGAGACTTCAGCGGTGGTCTTAACGTAATTGACAACGAGTTGAACCTAGATCCACGGTTCAGCGTCGTTATGGACAACATTTCTCGTGCACCTGACGGTTCTGTGGCTCCTCGCTACGGATTGAGTGAGTTTCTTGATTGGGAAGACGGAACAGAGACGCCATTCAGTGCAACTATCGCCATTGGCGTGACGAATGGCTCAACTCTGGTCACGGTGACGCACAATGCTCATGGATATGCTACTGGCGACCACATTCAGTTCACTGCAGGTAGCCTTAGCGCTGTGGGCGGCATCCCTGCTGCTGAACTAGAGCGCAAACACTCGATTATCGTCACTGGTGTGAATGCATACACCTTCCATGTGCGTACTGCAGCCACCAGCACGACTAATCCCTCAGCTACGCGTACAGGTACACGCGATACTCACAAGCTGAGTGGCAATATCATCAACATGACCTACTTCCAGAACTACCAAATCGTGTTTACGGACACGGGTGAGGTAGGGATGGCTGACGCTGCAGGTACGAAGACTCGTATATGGAACTGGTCTGTGTCTAGTGCACTGTCTGGCTCTCCTGCGCCGTGGCGGTGGTGCACCTACGTGACATTTGTCACTAACAAGGCGAAGCTGATTGCGTTCAACAGCTACGACAAGCCTCTGGAGATTGATCCCTCAGCAACCATCAAGGCCACGTATCTTGTCGATCCTGCTACGTCATCTAACGCCGCGATCCCTGTGGGACGCATTGGCACAACTGTTGGCGGCTATCTTGCTGTTGTCGAACTAGCAGCACGCCACATCATCAGAATGAGTGCGAAGAATGCTCCAGGTGTATTCACAGGCAACATTGCCCCAGATGACGCTGTTGACATCGATCTTACGCAAGTCACCAGCGCAATCAATCCGCAGGTCATGGCCCTCAACGTCTACCGTGACAAGCTGTATGCAGCCTTCCAAGACAATGCCCTCTTGGGAACTGTCGGTATCTATGCAGGTACGGCCCATGAGCCGGAATTCGGTGATACGTTATCTCAACATGGTACCGTCTCTCACAGAACAACGATTCCCTTGGGCAATGATCTGTTCGCGTTGGACTATACGGGAGTTCCCTCTGTAACGACGTCCTTGCAGTCAGGACAGTTTGTGCCTGATCGCATCAGCGACCTCATCGAGCCGATGATCCAGAAGCACCTCGGGCGCTTGACGGATCTCACGCTTGAAGAGAAAACGTTCGCTGTGTGGAACAAGCGCCAGCGCCAGTACATGCTGTTCATCCCGAAGTATGAGGATGACTACGTTCTAGACGCACCAGATGATCCGCTGTTCATCACGACCAATATGCTGAATCAGCAGTGGTGCATGTTGAACCTGCCTAACCACACCATTGAGGAAGGTGATCAGGTCATCATCTCTGGTGTGACAGGCACCGTTGGTGGTGTGGCAGCTAGCGACATCAATGGCACCCGTCGCGTGCGCGCTGTTGTAGATGAGGACTTCATCCTTATCGACGTCGCAGGGACGTTCACCAGTGCTGGTGTGCAAGCAGGTGGTTCTAGCGTCACTGTGCAGCCAGTCAATGACGAGACGATTGGCTACGTCTACACCTACTATCCGAAGCTGAAGGTCAAGACGTGGCATCGGTTCCGTGGCTGGAACTTCGCCTGTGGCAGCGTGTCGCTCAAAGGCAGCACGTTCTTTGCTAAAGGCTTGAAGGTGTACCGCTACGGCTCTGACGCTGATCCGATCTATGATGATCTCGGTGAACCAATCAATTGGGCATGGGAGTTGCCGTGGGCTGACTTTGATCGTAGATGGGGCAGCAAGACGCTCAAGCATCTCATGCCTGATGCTAAGGGCACAGCTAAGTTCACAATCGAGTTGTTCGTAGACAACTTGTATCGATCACGTGCAACACAGGACAGAGTACCTGCTAGAACGATGACGTTCGTCGGCGCTGACTCAGGCGGGTATGGTGTTGGTCCTCAACCGTTCGGTGGTGGACGCAAGACACGTGATCAGCTACTGTGGGCTGTACCACTAAAGCACAAGCTGCTAAAAGTTCGGTTCTCGGGACAGACAACAGAACCGCTCCGCCTCGTCGGTGTGTCCTTCACTTACTTGATGGGGAACATACACAGATGAGTGGTGCGCTCGAAGGCCAAACTGCTGGCTTTAAGCTCAATCTACCGGCATTCGACTGGCCAGATTGGGGCACGTACGTCAATAGCAACTTCACGATCATTGACTCTTTGTTCCGCACATACGTGACGGCGCAAGGGATCACTGGCGTGTGGACACCTAGCACCATCTACACTGCGGATGACCGCGTGTTGGATCTGCTAGGCGGCAACATCTACGTCTGTCAGGTGAGCCACACATCAGGCACAGGGACGTTCGCTGATGATCAGACAGCCAACCCGACCTACTGGCGGGCACTCAGCTACGATCCAGAGAACCGGGGGGAATGGCTACCGCTTACAGCGTACACGGCCAATGACTTCGTGGTCTATAACTATAAATACTGCGTCGTCAATACTGATCATACGTCGAGTACGTCGTTTGATGACGATGTTGCGGCTAACAAGGTTGAGGTACTAATCGACCTCACTGACGCCGCAGGTCTCGATGCGCAGGTGTCCGCTGATCAAGCAGCAGCTAGTGCAGCAGCAGCAGCTGGTTCTGCTTCTAGTGCAGCTACTAGCGCATCGACAGCACTGACGCGTGCCAACACAGCTACGACGCAGGCCAACAACGCGACGACGCAAGCCACCAACGCCGCAGCATCTGCATCAGCAGCATCAACAAGTGCAACGTCAGCCGCAGCTAGTGCTGTGAGTGCAGCCGCAGCCGCAGCGTCAATCATCTACGTCGGTATGGTCGCACTGTTCGCGTTCAAGACTCCGACCAGCGGATGGTTGAAGTGCAATGGTGGCACTATCGGCAACGCTGCATCAGGAGCCTCAACTCGTGCTAACGCTGATACAGCTAATCTGTTCACTGCGTTGTGGAACGACACAACGAACACAGAACTACAGCTCTATACTAGTGCCGGGGCTACTGTTGCTCGCGGTGCAAGTGCTGCTGCTGATTTTGCTGCTAACAGGCGACTAGCGCTTCCTGATCTGCGCGGTGAGTTCGTGCGTGGTTGGGCTGACGATCGTGCTGTTGACACAGGCCGTGACTTCCTGAGTGCGCAGGCAGCAGCTAACGAACCGCATACGCACACAGGTACTACTGGCAATGCTGGTAGCCATAATCATGATATGGGCTACACGCAGCAGATCAACACAGGCGTTGGTGGTGCTGGTGATCGTGTGACTGATCTCAACAACAACGGCAGTGGCACAACGAAGACCACGACTACAGTCGGCAACCATAACCACAGCTTCACTACGGACTCTAGCGGTACCGAGGGGCGTCCGCGTAACATCGCCCTTTCATACTTCATTCGCTATGCGTAATGCCGACACAGAGGATACCGCCAGAAGACGAGAAGCTAAGAAATGAACGTGCTGTTATTGCTGCTGAGCAGACCAACAGAGACATCGCCCGTGAAGCAGCGGAACACGCAATCGAACTGATCAAGGAGCAGATTGCTCGCGAAGATGTAGAACGTATGGCGACGGAGATCGCAACACGCATAGTGCAACAAGCATTCAAAGATGTGGGCATCAAATTGTCCAATGGCGGACTAGATGAGTCGAAGGCGAACTGGACATGGACAACCAAGCGGCGCAAGATGGAAGAGGAGATAGTCTCGCAAGGCTTGAAGGCCATCGGTACGGCCGTGGTACTTGGCTTCTTCACAATGGCCGCGTTCTACATCAAAGGGACGATACAATGAAACGCGTCATAGCGGCTGCTATAGTGTGGCCCAACGCGTTGTTCATCTTCGGTCCGTTATGGTTGAAGACAGCGCCAGATATGGAGCAATGGCTTGCCCCGGTATTAAAGGACCAACAGATCGAAGCAGTTGAACGGGTGGATGACACAGTGTGCTGGCGCTGGAAATGGAGGAAGACCCATGACGCCATACCCGTTGGTAGTGCTTGGAGCTTTGTACTGCTGGGCACTAGTGTTGATTACCCTGCTATCGTTCAACGACGACAGGATGGTGGTGTTGTATCTC